CAATTAATAGTGTCTTTTTTCTTATTAGCATATTGTTACTTTCTTCATTTTGATTATGTTTTGATTTGGAATTGTTGTGGTATTACCTACTTCAAGAATAGTTCCATTGTCTTCAAATGAAACATCACTTACAAACTTATGACAGTTATTAGATGTGGAAACTAACCAACCTGTAGTAATACAAATAGTTGGTAAATAGTTTTCAATTGTTTTTAAATTCTCCCAGGAACATGTGGAATTTATATCAATCCAATATACTAAATAAAATTTGTAATTAAAATTTTTCTTATTTAGTTTTGGTAATTTCTTTAACTTCAACTTTCCTCCATAGGTTAATAAATTCTGACATTGGAATTAAGACACACCTTGACTGGTAGTTATCTCCAAGCATTCTAATAATTTGTGATTTTCTTTTTTTATTATCTTTAATAAAAAGTTTGACTATCTGTTTTAAATTTTTGACTGGTATTATCCATTGACCTACACAAACATCTTTATTGAGCATAAATCTATGTGCCCAGTATTTGGCTTTTGTACTGCGCAATCCACTAGGTTTCCCTTTAAATGCTAGTTCAATACAAATGTTTCCTGACTTTTGCCAAAAACCAAACTCTGATTTAACTTCAATTTTATCCTTACTTAAACCTAGTATATTAGCTAGTGAATGTTCAGATTGAACACCCCTTGCTAAATCAAAATCGAAATCTTTGTTGTTGTTAAACATGAATATTTTTTGTAAAACCCTTTTGTTACTGAGCCCTCGTGGTGAAATTGGTAGACACAAAGGACTTAATTAAATTTGAGTGCTCTAGGTGAAAACCTAGAAGTAGAACTTGTTAAATTCGGTGAAGGCTTAACTGCTAATACCGAGCCAAGACATTCGGTGAATGTAAGGTGTAGAGACTAGACAGCAGGCTCCTGTTAAATGGAGAAGATATAGTCCAGGCCACAAAGTGAAAGCGTAGCGAAAGCTATAGTGGTATGAAAATCCTTGCCGCTTGCGGAGTGCCAGTTCGAGTCTGGCCGAGGGCACCAGTAGCTAATGCGTTTGAGACCAGTTAGTTCCAATCTTATACGCAGCATCCAAAGGACACCTAAGATTAAAATAAACACCAGCATCAATTATTGATTGTCTTGCAATTTTTCCTACTGCATCTGCAATAGAAGATTTACACTGCAACTGTAACTCATCGTGAATATGAGCAACCATCTGTACGTCATCATTATAATTTTTTTCTTTTAGTTTGTTGTGAAGTATGACGGTAGCTTGTTTTAAAATTAAAGCTCCGCAACTTTGGATTAATAAATTTAAGCTCGAATGCTCCGACCTTGGAATTAATTTTCTTTTATCTAAACCTAATAAATATTTTTTGTTTCTTGCTGAAATAATAACATTATCTCTTAATTGTTTTAATGCAGGTAAACCTTCAAACAATTTTTGTTTTATTATTTTTCCTTCTTGACTGTTTTTACCAACAACTGCGCCAAGCCTTGTATCTCCGATGCCATAGATGCAACCATATATGACCCTCTTCGCCAAATCTCTTGTTGGTAAGCCAATTTGTTTTTGATTGTAGGCATGAATATCCCCATCGAGTAATTGCTTCGTAAAATGTCCTTCATCGAATGCACCGATATAGTGAGCAAGACACCTAAGTTCAAGACCACTAGCATCACAGCCGATAAGACTAAAACCGTCAGGAACAGTAAATAGAGACCTACATTCTTTACCATAAGGTACACTGCTTGAAGGTGTTGCAGCCACATTTGGTTTCTGATGTGTGCATCTACCAGTGTTCGCACCGTTAGTAATAACTTGTCCATAAATTTTTCCATCTTGTTCTAGCTTCAACCAAGCGTTTGCTCCTTCAGCCAATTGTCCTATTCGTTTTTGTATTAAAAAATGTTCTGCTAATATTTTTGCTTCTGGATATGGCAAGGTTGATAAAACACTTTCATCAACTTTAGGTTTTCCATCAGGTGTATATTGTTCTGGTTTCCATCCTTTGTTCATTAACCTATCTGAAATATGGTCTCTTGAATTTGGATTAAATGTAATTTCTTTGTATCGTTTTATTGGTACACCCTTTGTATAACCTAGGCTTTTATTGTCTCTTTTAGGTATAAAAGTACCAACGTATTTTTGCCAGTTTGGAAAGGTTGAAACTAAAGATTTCTCTAGCTCCAACCTTCTTTTTGCAAGCGAGGTATACAGCTTCTTTGCAGAAGCCACATCGAAATGAAATCCATGTGCTTCTTGTTGAATTATGCATCTAGCAAATTCATGCTCTAACTGTATTGCTTGTTTGGAATAGTTTTGCTTTTGTATTAGTTGATATAATTTTAAATTAACTTCTACATCTAACTCACAGTAGTCTTGCATTTTTTGTGACCATTCTGAAAAGTCATTTTCTTTAGCAAACTCACCTTTTCTTAAACCTAATCTATAACCCCAGCTTTCTAACGAATGTCTACCAGCTAATTTAAGTGGTAGTTCTTTCATTCTAAAGTCTTGTTCTTTTCTATCAGTCCAAATTAATCGACTAACTAACAATGTATCAAAAACTTCACCATCAATAATATATTCTGGATGTAATTTTTTAATTATTTCTAGGTCAAACTTTAAAATATTATGGCCAACTAATAAGTTAGCACCACTTAATAAATAAAGACCTTTGCCAATTGCTTCTCCATGATAAGAAAATAACTGTCCTGTATCTATATCCTTTATTACTACTGAATGTATTTTGGTAGCTTCGGATAAAAAGCCATCACATTCTATATCAAATATAACTCTCATAACTATTGCATCACCACTACCGAAATGTCATCAACAAATGGTAAGTGGTAAGAAATCCTTTCGAATATTTTATCTATTATTTTTTTGGTTTCTGGATGATGAACAAACAGGATTGGTAAAATTCCTGGATGCTTTAATTGTAAATAAATAATATGCAGCACCCTGTTGTATAATGAATACACATACAGTTTGTCGTTATCATTTAATTTATTAAAATGTTTATCTTTAATAAGATATTCTTTTAAATATTTTCTAATTTGTTTAGCTAACTGTTCTTTGGATTTCATCTTGAAAATCTCCTTCAGAAAGTCGACCTGTTTCTTGATTATAAATTAACGAAGTAGCAATTCCGCAATCTCCATTATATCTATTCTTTAATACTCTTATTGTTAAAATATTTTTAGACTGTTCATCTTGTTGTGACCTTTCCAATCCGCAACAAATATCAACAAGCTGTCCTAGTCCATGACTTCCTTTTAAATGACTTAATGAAGTTGCAGCACCTTCTTCATGCCCTGATTTACTATCAATTCTTTTTAAGTGGCAAACTAATATTAAACCAAAGTTTAACTCTTCGACTAAAGTTCGAAGTTTAGTCATTGTATAATCAATTAATTTTCTTTCATCGCCTTCAAGACCTGAAACAACCATATTAATATGGTCTAAAACTATATAGTCACAATCTAATCCTCTAACTAAATATCTAATTTTAGATAATAAATTTTCACTATCTGTTGAACCAAAATGTGAATGAAGATAAAGATTATCTTTAATTTTATTCCAGGAAGCTTTTAATGTTTCTTCTTTAATTTTATTTCTAATATCTTCCTCATGTATTTTTTGGTTTAAATCAATACTCATTAAACCTCTAACACTTCTGGCTACACTTTCTTCAAGTGCTATGTACCCAACATTTTTACCTTTGTTAATTAAATCAAAGGCAATTTCTCTACAAACTTGAGATTTTCCTGTACCTGTACCTGCTGTAAATAAAACAATCTCACCTTTACGAATGCCTTTACATTTATTGTTAAGTCCATTCCAAACATAAGGTGTACTTTCTTGGCTATCATCTTGAATAACTAAATCCCAAGTGTCAACACCAGCTACAATACCTTCAGGAGTATACGGTTTTGCATTCCAGATATGTTGTATAATATCTTGACCCCTATCGGACACCAACATTTCGTTGGCATCCTTTAAAGGTAACATGGATATGCAAGCTTTTTTTGGAGTAAACAATTGAGCACATTCTACAGCTGCTTTTTTTCCAGCAGCATCATTATCAAAAAGAAAATTAACTTTTTGAAAACTTTCTAGGTACTCTAAATTTTTCTTAATATATTTTTTTGCTGATTGTGCGCCACTAGGTACAGAAATTACTGGCCAACGATTCCCTTGAACCATGGATACGCTCATACAATCAACTTCGCCTTCTGTAATTGTAATCATCTTACCGCCAGGCTTCCATTTGTGCTGACCAAACAAATTAACTTTTTCTATATCACCTAACCAAATAAATTTTTTGTCAGGAAATCTAATGTGTTGTGCAACTATCTGATACTTGTCATTGTAGTATGGTGCTATGTGTACTGTCTGACCATTATATTGTCCAACTTGATAGTTAAAGAACTTGGTCGTATCTAAATTTATTTTTCTTTTATTTAATGCTTGATGTTCACCCTGAACCATATCGCTTACCTCTTTTGCTTGTATGTTATTTTCAATGCCATCTGGTGGTTCTCTATATTGACAACCAAAACACCATGCATGTCCGTCAGAATACCTGGCAAGGTTATTTCTTGAATTGCATTGTGGGCATGGTTCGTGTTTTACAAATTCACTTTCATTATTATCCATCTTCGTCTCTTTCATCGTC